GACAACCATGGCGCGGGGTAGAGCAGCCCGGTAGCTCGTCAGGCTCATAACCTGAAGGTCACAGGTTCAAATCCTGTCCCCGCAACCAAAATATCTCAATAAATCAGACAGATAGAACCCGACATAAAACATCGGGCTTTTGCGTTTGAAATTCTTGTCAACACCTGGTCAACGTTTGAAGAGGCCCCCCTTCGAGGGGGCAGACAATCGTGGCCATGACCGTCACACCTTCAGCAGATCAAGCAGCGGATCAAAGGCGTACATTGCCGCGCGTCGCCCCGAAGCCGGTTCAATGGTGCGCAGCATACCTGCCTCGACCAGCCGTCGGGATAGCGCGCGCGCCGAGGATGGTGGGATGTCTGAGCGTTCGACGAAGCGGTCGTTGCGGAAGATCGGGCTCGCGAAGACGAAGTCCAGCGCCTGATCGTGGAACTGCGAGTTCAGGACTTCGCGGAACCGCTCCCGCATCTCGCCGTGAAGGCGGAAGATCGCGTCGGCCATCTGGATGTTGACCGTCGCCTGGGCGTGCATCGCCTGAAGGAAGAATACCACCCAGCCGGTCCAATCGCCCTTGGCGGAAACGGCCCGCATCCGCTCGATGTACTCGTCCTTGTTGGCCTCGAAGTAACCCGACACGAAAAAGTTCGGCTGATGCAGGACGCCGAGCTTCCACAGCATCAGGGTGATCAGCATTCGACCGATCCGGCCGTTGCCGTCTTCGAACGGATGCAGAGCCTCGAATTCGACCTGCGCGATGGCGGTGCGGATCAATGGCCGCATCGTGCTTTCATTGATGTAGCGGACCAGTTCGCCCATCGCGGGGCCCAGCTGCTCCGGGGCGATCGGAACGTAGTAGATCCTTCCCCGCCGTTCATCCCCGATGTAGTTCTGCTCAACCTTGTAGCTTCCAGGTCGCTTGCGGGCTCCCCGGCCAAAGGACAGCAGCTGCTGGTGGGCAGTCCGGATCAGGTGTTCGCCCAGCGGGGCGCCATCGGCAAGCGCCTGTTGAGCATTCCGTAACGCACGGGAGTAAAGGTAGGTCTCGACGTCGTCGTTGCGCGCTTCCCGATAGGGGTCGGCGCTGCCCGCGTCTTCTTCGGCTTCAAGGCGGTACAGCTCTTCGATGGTCGAGATCGTCCCCTCCATCCGGGATGAGGTGACCGCATCCTGGCGACGCAGGGGGGCGAGGAACAACTCGCTGTTCACCATTCCCGACATCTTGGCATCGTACCGGGCAAGGGAGGCCGCTGCCTCTTCAAGGGGTCCGAGAAGCACCTCGTAGTCGAGTGAGTCAGGGGGGAAGCTGCCGGTGTGATAGGTAACGGCATCTGTCAGATCGTAGGGTTTGATGATCATGCAGGCACCGATTCTGTCGCCAACGAGCGTTGCTGCGAACCTAGTCACAGCAAATGCGATTGGCAACAGAATATCGCTCAACTCTAACGTCAAAGGGCGTTGTCGCCAGCAGTCTGCCATCAAGCCAGATTGGTGACAGAGACTGGGGCAAAGATGGCATCAACGCATGAGCCCTGCTTATTCTCCGCGTTTTGTGCGGAGAATGGCCGACATAATCTCCGCATCCACATTATGGTGGCCCGTTCCCTGAGCAACCGCACAAGGCAGCGTCAGGCCAGTCTCTTGTATGTAAGGAAACCTCGGACCAATCCCGTTCCTGTCCGAGGTGTTGTACCATCAGGATACGCTCCGGATATCCGGCACCGTCCTCACCGGCACGCGCGCGCCTGGTCGCGCAACACGGCGTAGTCGGCGAGCATCCTGACGATGACGGCGCCTTCCGGCAATGTTTCGACCTCATCGGCGGCCCGCGCTTGATCTGCTGCGGTGTAATCGACCACGGGCGGGCATGGCGCACGGGCATCAGAACCTGCCGTCTCGCAGGCGCTCAGCCAGAGCATCGCGATCAGGAGGGCGGCGGGCGGCAGCGTCGAGCATCTGGCGGTGGTTGGCATCGTTTCTCTCTCGGGCATCAAGGCGTTCGGCGGCGCGCCCAGCGCGTTCTCCTGCGCGGCGCAGGTTCAAGAGGAACAGCAGGATCGCTGCGGCGGCGAGGAGCAGGCCCAGCGCTTTCCGCGCCGGGCCATGGGGGAGCAGCCAGCCGATCACCGCTGGCCCCGTTTCCAGTCGTCGATCCGGGCGTGGATGGTGACGGCGATGCCGATCAGCGCGATGACGATCAGCACCCACCGCAGCGTGTCGAGGTAGGGCACCAGCGGCTGGATCGTGGACTGGGTTTCCGCAAGGACGTCCTGTATCACCTCCACACCGGCCGCGCCGACCGTGGCCGCCCCAGCTGTCCCGCCACCGCGCAGGGTCCGGCTTTCCGACAGGACTTCGCGCGCAGGCGGCAGCTCCGGGGCGAAGGGTACGGGCCGAGGCGGGAACGGGTCGCCCCAGGACCGGGCGGGCCCAAGGTCGATGTGCATGAAGCCAGAGCGGGGATAGCTGCCGAAGCCGAGGAAGCCGACGGCACGGGCAGCTTCAGCGAATGCGACCGGATCGTGGTTCGACATGGCGATGTCGAAGGCGGTCGCCTGCATGTGCTTCGAGGCCGGGGCGCCACCGACGGCGCGATTGTGTTCCGGGCTGCGATAGGCCGAGCGCACGATCAGCGGCTTGCCCAGCCGGTCGCGCAGGGCCTGCAGCTTGTCCATGGCCTCGGTGTTGATCTTGATCGCGCCGGTGCCACGGCAAGCGATCTCGGCGGCCGAGAAGTTCGGCCACCGCCAGGTGTTGGCAGGAACGTCGCGCCAGTGGGGGTAGGTTAGCGTCGGCATGGTGGATCCTCCAAATGAAAAACCCGCCTCTGGGGCGGGGGATGTGGGGGTCGTAGTGGTGGTTCAGGTCAGTCGGATCGGCCGCGCTGGAAGGCGTCGAAGAGCATGTCGCGCATCGAACGGATGTCCGTTTCGATTCGGTCGAGGCGGTCACCATCGGCCTTGCGATCCTCGCTGCGCTGCCGGTCGATCCGGTCCCGGTCGGCGATGAGCTCCCGGTCGAGACGGTCCATCAGGGCTTCGTTCGTGAAGGCCTTGCGCGTGATCGCCGCAATCAGGGCCATGGTGCCGCCGATGAGCGCGGTCAGCGCGGCGGTGATCCCGTGATCCCGAAAGGCCCGCGCGACCTCCCCGGCGAGAGTGGTCTGGTTATCCATCATGGTCCTTTCCGGCCACGGATCGTGGCGCTTCAGCAGTCCGTCTCGACGTAGACGCCCGAGCAGTCGTAGGCGACGGCTGCGGCGGTGGTGCCGTTGTTGAGGTAGTTGCGCGGGCTCAGAAGCTGCGTCGCCGCGGGCATGTCGGTGGAGATCGTCGCCTCCGCCACCGCGCCCGAGACTTCCTCGACCAGGCGGATCCCGACTTCCGTCCCGTTCGGGGCCGCCGCGATGTAGAGCGTCAGGACGTTCGTCGTGTTGGCCACCGGGAAGCCCGCGCCGAGGTCGATCAGGGTCGGCGCGCCGGAGCCATCGTTATGGACGATCTGCCAGTTGGCATGGGTGCCGCGCTCGAACCCGATGCCCAGCGCGTTGACGACGGCCGATAGCGTCAGGGTGGTCGAGAGCGCTGCCACCGATCCGATCAGGCCAAAGAACCCCATGCCGGTCGCCTGCAGCGTCACCAGCGACAGCCGGTTGACATAGGTGAAGCCGCCCAGGCCTTCGGCATTGCCGCGCCAGCAGACCCAGCCCGCCGACCGTTCCTCGGCCGCCGCCCCGGCTGTCGCAGCCGAAGTCATCCGCCAACGGCGCATCGAGGTTTGCAGGTTCGTGGTGGCCAGTGTCGGTGTTGACGCGGTGCCCACTGCCGTGCGCGGCATGCCGTTGGTGTTGATCGTCGTGCTGGTCGAGGGCGCCCATGTCGCGATCCGGTTGACCCCGAAATGCGGCTGAAGCGGGAAATGACGGCCCGATGGGCGTTCGACATCAAGCCAGACCTGGCCCGCCCGGTCCCGGGCATAGAGCGCGAGTTTGCCCGCGGGCGGCGGGGAGGGAACCGCATCGTGGGCGGGCAGGATGACCGGCTGCGGCAGTTCCACCTGGCCGCTGGTGCGGTCGACCTTCAGCGCATCATGGAACAAGGACCCGTCCGGGCTGACCTTGAAGCTGAAATCGTCATTGCCGAGGAGGCCGATCAGCGCGCGGGCGGAGAAGCCGGTCTTGAAGGCGAACGCCGCGTCATTCCCGGCGGCGGCTTTGTTGACGGTGGCTTCGACCCCGGCACCCGTGTTGTTCAAGAGGACGGCCGGGGTGTTCACCGATAGCCGGTTGTAGCTGTCGGCCGTGGCCCCGCCGAGGCCCAAGAGTTGCGCGGTCAGGTTGGCCTGCGGCATGCCGACCTGCGTCACGGCATTGGCGAAGGTGACGGTGGGCGTGTTCACCACCGTGGTGCCGCCCGCCCCAGCCGTGGCCGACCCGATGTTCACGACAGTGGTCGACCCAGATGCGCCGCCGGTGCCGATGTTCACTGTCTTCGTGACGCCCGTGGTCGTGGCCCCGGTGCCAATGCCATAGGTGGCGGTCGTGGGGGCCGTGCCGATGGTGGCGGAAGCTGCCGAGACCGTGACGGTTCCGGATGCTGTCAGCGTCCCCGAAAACGTCTTGTTGCCGGAGAAGGTCTGGGTTCCCGCGAGGATCGCCAATTCCGAGGAGGTGTTCGGCAGGGTGAAGCTGCGCGTTGTGCCCGCGCTGATCCCCGCCAGCGAGAAGGTGGCCTTCTTCGTGGTGTCCGCATCGTTCACCAGGCTGAAGACTGCGTCCGACACGTCGCGCGGCTCGCCCACCACTTCCCAGGCTGCACTGGTCCAGACGAGGAACATACCTTCCGCCGCGACCCAGACCATCCAGCCGGTGCGGGGCACCAGCCGCATCCATGCACCGTCGATCCAAAAGGCGATGTTCAAATCCCACCCAGCCCAGAGGCCGGTTGCGCCCGAGGCCACAAGATGCCGGTTGCCATCGGCCGGGCTGGCCGGGGGCGCGGTGCGCGTGCGGTCGAGGACCGAAAGCTGGACCATGGCATCGAGCAGCCGCAGCGCCTCGTTGTGCGTGACATGCTTCTGCGCCTGCGCCGCCAGAAGGTAGGGCAGGCCCAGATGGGTCGTGGTGTCGGACATGGAAAATCCCGTCAGAATTGCAGCGTCACGGACGCGGGCGTGCCGCGGCCAAGGCGGTTCGAGAGCTGGAAGATGCGGATTGCCAGCGTCTGGCCGGGCCCGAGCGGCGCACCCCAATCGGCCGTCTGCTGGGCGACGGTGTAGAGGACGGAGGTCGTGCTACTGGTCAGCGTCCGCTTGACGGCAGCGCCATCAAGGATCTGGACGTCGTAGCTTTCCAGGTCTTCGGCCAGCGGCACCTCGACCTGCTCCCAGGCATCGGCGACCAGCGCGCGGGATCGCCGCGTCCAGCGGATGGTCAGATCGCCCGGGATGCGGGCCGTTCGCCATGGCTGTTCGACATGGACCGGGGCGAAGGGCACGAGGCCGCGCCCGGTCGGCGTGAAGCCCAGCGCGGCATAGCTCGCGTCGCTGACGGCGCGGGCGGCCGGGCCGACCCGCCAGTTCCATGGCAGGCCAAGATCCGCTTCGGTGATGGGCAGCGAGGCCAGTGTTACATCCAGCACCACGACCCGCGCCCCCGCCGAGGCCGGGTTGCCCATGGCATGTTCCGATCCGCGCTGACCACGCAGGAGGCGGGTCAGGCGATAGCGGCCGGAGGCGATCAGTTCGGCCGCACCCGCCTGCACAATCTCCCACTGGCCTGCGGCGCTTTCGACCGCGAGGCCATTAGCCCCGCCGAGGAGCGCGACGTCCGTGACGCTCTCCAGCGTCCCCGACAGGAGATCGACGACCAGCTGGTTGCCCAGATCGAAGCGCGAGGTCGGCCCTGGAAAGAAGTCGAAGGCCAGCGTGCCGATCCGCGCCCGACTGCCGAAGGTCGTCAGGAGGTTGAACCCATCCGATGAGGCGCTGCGGAACACCGCGATCTCTCCCGGCCAGGGGCTGGCATGGGCGGCGATCAAGGGACGATGCGCGGGTTGGTCCTCGGAAATCTGCGGCAGGTCCAGCATCACCACCTCGGGCGTGCCGAAGACGACGGGGCTGGAAAGCGAGGCCGGGCGCGGATCGCCGGGCGGCAGGTCGTAGGCAGCGCGGTCCTGGCGGACGGCCTCGATCCCGCGTGCCTCTGCATCGGCGATGGACACCAGCCGGAACTCGACCTCACGTCCGTCATGCGCGAGCCGGATGACGTCGGCAGGGTCGAGGGCGAGGCGCGAGGGCGGGAGGCGGAAGGTGGCGCTTTCCCGGCCGATCCAGGCTTCCATCAGTGCGCGGCGGCAGCGGCGCTCGGCCTCCTCTGGCGGGATTGCCATCGGGAAGCTCTCCGAGGCGATGCGCGTCGTGTCGACGGTGATGCGCCGTGCCTCGACCAGCGCGGCGTCATAGTCCTCCTCCGCCCGCGCAACCTGCCACTTCAGCGCCTGAGGCAGCTCGGTTTCCTGCGCGCGGACCAATTCGAAGGCGTCGCCCTCACGGCTGGCGACCAGATCGTCGAGGGCCAGCGTGGCGATGGATGCCCGCCCGCGCATGACGAAGCGGATCACGCCCTCTGTCTCGATGGCATCGAAGCCGAAGTGGCGGGCCAAAGTGGAAATCGACGCGCGCGGGCTTTCCAGCGCGCCGATGACATAGCCCTCGACCGCGCCCCAGAGGCCGGAGACGTCGATTAACGCTTCATCAAGCCCAGCGCGCAGGCAGAGGTGGCGCACGAGGGCGGCGAGCGACACCGCGCCGAGCCGTCCGGTCAGCCAGTGACCCAGCCGCCAGTTCGGCCCGTCCGTCCAGACGCCGGTCAGCTCGGGGAAGAACGGATAGGGCCGCGCATCCCAGGTCCAGGCGGCGCATTCAGGGACATGGACCATCCGGCCGCCGTAGACGGATGAGGTCGGGTTGTTCGCACCCTGACCCCACCAGAGGTAACTGGCCTCGAGATAGGCGCGCTGGATCGCGTCGTCGCGCCAGCCGCGGGAGAAATAGGGCGTGAAGCTCTCCGAAGACTTGGGGTCGAAGAAGACATTCGGCTGGTTCGTGCCGCGGTCGATTGCGGGACAGCCGAGTTCGGTGAACCAGACCGGCTTCGACTGCGGCACCCATGATGTCGGCGTACCGCTTTCCACCCTACCGGGCCTGTTGAAATGCGGGTTCGACCACCAGGCGTGAAGATCCTTGTAGCGGAAGACCCAAGGCTTGCCTGCGGCACCGTCGGTGATGGGCGTGCGGATCTGGGCCGACCGGTCGGCCGCGCTGGCGTAGAACCAGTCGAAACCCTCGCCGCCTGCAATATTGGCCTGCAGGTAGCCCCGGTCATGGATTGCGGGCCAGCCTTCAAGGGCATCGGCATGATCGAAGCCGTCGCGCCAGTCCGACAGCGGCATGTAGTTGTCGATGCCGATGAAATCGATGTTCGCGTCCGACCAGAGCGGGTCGAGGTGGAAGAACACGTCCCCCGTGCCGTCGCCGGGCTGGTGGCCGAAATAATCAGACCAGTCCGAAGCGTAACCCACCTTGGTGCCCGGCCCCAGGATCGCCTTCACATCCGCCGCCAGCACCTTGAATGCGGTGACGGCGGGATAGGCGCTGGCGCTGGAGCGGATCGTCGTCAGGCCCCGCATCTCGGTGCCGATCAGGAAAGCATCGACCCCGCCCGCGAGGGCGCAGAGATGGGCGTAGTGAAGGATCATGCGGCGCAGGCCCCAATCGCCGGAGGGGCCGGTCCAGCTGACGGTGTCGCCCGCAATTGCGAACTGCGCCGGGGTGGCGGCACCGAAGAAGGTCGAGACATGCGTCGCCGCCCCAGCCGTCTTGTCCGCGGTCCCGGAATAACCTGCTGCCGGGGAGCAGGTGATCCGCCCGCGCCAGGGGAAGGAAGGCTGGCCCGGCGTCGCGGCACTGTTCGAATAGGGGTTCGGCAGGCTGTTGCCGAGTGGGACGTCCATCAGCAAGAACGGATAGAACGTCACCCGCAGCCCGCGTGCCTTCATCTCGCGGATCGCCTGCACCACCGCGAAATCCGCAGGTGTGCCGCCATAGACTGGACGGTCATCGGCATCCCGGCTGACGAGATGCGCATTCGCCCGCGCCACGCCGTTGACGGACCAGACCTTCGGACTGGTGATCTTGGTCGCCACCTCCACACCCGGCTTGATCGTGCAGTTCCCGGCGCGCAGGTCATTGCCGAACCAGGCGACGACGAGGCTGACGCTCTCGACAGCCGGGGCCATGGCCTGCAGCCGGTCCAGCGCCACGACGATGTCGGCCTCATCGGGCAGCGCGTTCAGGTTCTCGGCCGAAGTCGTGCCGCCCGTCGTCTGGCCAAAGATGGTGGTTGTGGCACCGACCGTCTTGCGCACGGCTTCGGTCGCATAGGTGAACTCGCCCGAGGCCGGGATCATCGTCACTGCTTTTACCAGCCCCTCGGCCGTGTCGGGGTCGGCAAGCGGGCGGAACACCTCGAAGCTGAGCTGTGGCAGGCGGTTGCCGTAGGTCGAGAGCGCCAATTCCTCGAAGACGACATAAGCCGTGCCGCGATAGGCCGGGGTATTGGCCGCCCCCATCTTTGCCGAAATGAACGGGTCGGCGGTCTGGGTCTCGTTTCCGGGATACCAGCGCCATGTGATCCCGGTCATGTCGAGGGGCTTGCCGTCGGCCCAGATACGGCCGATGCCGGTGATCGGGCCTTCGCAAAGCGCTACGGCGAAGCTGGCGTAGTACAGATACTCGGTCGTCTGGAACCTCCCGCCGCCACCGCCCTTGCCGCCACCCTGCGTCGTGGTCTTGGTCTCCTCGCGGAAGTCGGTCGCCCAGATGATGTTGCCGCCGATGCGCATGCGCCCGTAGAGGCGCGGAATGATCGCACCTTCGGTGGCGGAGGTAATGCGCAGGGAATCCAGCCGCTGGCCCTCGATCTTCTGCGTGGGCGCCAGCGAGGACACGATCCAGCTGTCCACCACCGAACCGATGGTCGAGCCGATGAAGCCACCGATGGCGGCCCCGGAAAAGCCGAGGATCGCGCCACCAAAGGCCCCGCCGATGGCGGAACCGACAGCGCCGAGGACAAGGGTGGCCATGGGAAAATCTCAGCGTGCGGGGAACAGGAAGGCGAAGGCGATGCGCCGTCGCCAGGCCGACGTCAGCGGTTCCTCGATCACGCCCAGCCGCTCATAGGCGTGGAGGAAGGTGTCGGGACCGGTGACGATGCCCACATGCTTGGCGATGGCGCGGGGCATCATCCGGAACAGGATCAATGCACCGGGTGGGGCATCGGCGGGTGCGATTTCCGGCATCATCGCCCGCGCCCCTTCGGCCAGCACCTCGCGCGGGCCGGTCTCGCCCCAGTCGCGGCTGTAAGGAGGGATCGGGAACGGCTCGGGCCCGACCACCTCGCGCCAGACGCCCCGTGCCAACCCGAGACAGTCGCAGCCGACCCCGAGCAAGCTGGCCTGGTCATGATAGGGCGTGCCGAGCCAGGTTCGCGCAACGGCGATGACGCGGGCAGGATCGGCGGCCTTCACAGCACCGCCCCCTCATGGCCACCGTCCTTAGTCGCGTATCGAAGGACTGCGTCCTGGCCCGGGATATGCGGGAAGCCCCGGAAGTTGGCGACATTGGCAAACTTCGCGCCGCAGGTGGCGATCCGCTTGTCGCAGCCTGCGCGGATGATGAAGGCATCCGTCGCAGTGATCGGGCGCACCGGCGCTTCCAGCAGGGTCAGGATCGCCACGCCGTCGACGAAGTCGTGCGACAGCACCTCGACGTACCGCCCGGCATTGGGGCCGGTCGACCACTCGACCAGACCGAAGGCGAACCAGCCTGAAGTGAAACTGCCAAGGCCGGAGGCGGTGAAGGCCCGATCCCGCAGCACGTCGATGACCGCGCCGGTCCCCTTGAAGGCCGGGGCCTCGAGGTTGACGCCACAGCGCGCATCGCCCAGCGCGGCATCGCAGCTGGCCTGAAACGTCCGCCCCACCGTCTGGCCGAGGACATGCGCCAGTGACCGGACCTCTGCCACGAAGACCAGCCGCCCGCGCCGGATCTGGCCGATGGCGCCTCGGCGCAGAAGAACGCGCTGCGCCGGGTTCGTCCAGTTCACCCGCCAGACCTCGACCGCCGCATTGTCCCAGCGGCCGTCGAGGATGTCCGTCTCGGTGATCCGGTCAGACGACAGCACGCCTTGGGCATCCTGCGCGTCCACCGACAGGTCCGATCCCGACCGGACCTCGGACGCCGTCAGCCCGCTTTCGGGTTCGAACTCGGTCCCGTCGAACGACAGGGTTCGGTCGTGATCGGTGAAGCCGAAGGTCACGCCATCGGCGCGAGTGATCCGCCAGCACCAGGACAGCGTCGTGGTGCCATCATCAAGATGGGCCTGCAGCGCCGGGTTAAGGGACTTCATATGCGGATTTCCACGAGGGGGATCGAGGTGATCGACCCGAGGCGTTCGAGATCGAGGGTGACGTCGAGGGCATCGGTGTCGAAGCGGACGGGCACGTCGAATTCGAAGCCTGCGGTGATCGCGACGCCAGCGGTGGGAGCCGTGGTGAAGGTGACGAGGCCGGTGGTCGTCGAAACCGACCAGCCGGAGGCTAGCGGCGTGCCGTTCAGCGCGACGGTGACGGTCCCGGCGACGGGCTTGGCAATGGCCCGCGTCCAGGACTGCGAACCGGAGGTGTAGCGCTTGGTGAGTTGGAAGAGGGTGGCTGACCCGTTGCCGGTGCCGATTGGCTGGTTGGTCGGGCCTAGCGTCTGCGATGGCAGGCAAGACTTGAAGTCGGCCCAGTCCTTGAAGCGGAAGCCATGCAGGCGGCCGTTCCTCGCCTCGAAGAAGGCGACGACTGCTGCCAGATCGTCGGCGCGGCGGATGCCATAGGCCACGTCGTAGCGGCGGCGGCTGTTCGCCCAGCTCGCGTTGCGCTCCTCGGCCCCGCTTGCCAGTTCGACGATCTGGGTGCGGCGCTCCGGGCCGCCGCGGGCACCTCGGCTGATGTTGTCCGGAAACCGGACTTCGTGAAATGCCATGGCTGATCCTCACATTCCGCGCCGCCCGAGCGACACGGCGCGGGCGATATCGCTGGCGACCTGCGTCCGCGACTGGCGGAAGCTCTCGGCGTCGCGGGCGTTGATCGTGACATTGACGGTCGAGGCGCCCGACTGGCCGTAACCGGCCGCCTCGCGCCGGGAGAGCACCCTCTCGCCACGCTGCAGGATCGCCGGAACCTCGTTGGGCCGCAGACCGGCCCAGCCGCCGTTGTGCATGCGCGGCGCGCCCGCGAAGGCCAAGGCGGGGACCATCCGGCCGGGACCGGGGGCGCCAACCATCCCTCCTGCGTGGAGGATATTGGCGAAGATGCCACCCGCGCTGCCCAGCGCACCAGCCAGCGCGTTCGCAATCGGGCCGAGGATGAAACGTCGAGCCGCCAGTTTTGCGAGATCGGCGATCATGGACGTGACCAGGTCGCGGAAGTCGAGCTTGCCGGTCTTCACGAAATCACCGATGGCGTTCTCTGCGCTCTGGAAGGCCCCGACCAGCGCGCTGCCGATATCTCCGCCAATGTCGCGCGCCTTTGCCGCGTAGTCGGCCAGTGCCGCCGTGAGAGCTTGCCAGCCCGTGAGGGCCGTGTCCGCGCCCTCGGCCGCAGCGGCCCCCGCGTCGCGCGCGGCTCCGCCTGCGCTATCGGCGGCGGTGGCGGTGTCGTTCAGCCCGGAGGTGAGGGCATCAGCTGACGCAGCCGCATCCGCCAACGCAGCCTCGGCTTCCGTCCCCGTGCCTGTCACCGCATCCTTCAGTGCCTGCCAGCTGGCGAGCGGCCGACCGGCGGCATCGGCGAGCATCCCGGCCGCCTCGCGATAGCCATCGGCCCGGGCGCGGGCATCGTCGGCCATCGCGCCGAGGCCGAGGTCAGGTGGTTCGAGATAGGTGCGCGACAGCGCGGCCGAAAAGGCATCCGCAGCAGCAGCCCCCGCGGCCGTTGCCGCGCCCTCGAAGGGATTGCCGATGCGCCCGAGTTCCACAGGGTCGAGGATGCCGATCCTCACACCACCTTCGCCGGTGGCCCACTCCGGCAGCAGGGCCAGCGCAGCGTTCAATGTCTCGATGAAGCTGTTGATACGGGTGACGACCCCGTTCAGCATCGCTTCGACGCCGGAGATCAGTCCGTTTGCGGCCTGGAACGCGAAGTCACCGATGGCCCCCGGCAGGCTGCCCCAGATCGCCACCGCGGCGTCATAGGCTCCCTGGAAGATCGCGGCCGCCCGGTCGCCGAAGCTGACGACGCCTGCGATGGTGCCTTCTAGTGCCGCCAGACCGGCCGCCTTCAGCCCGTCCCACCCGGCCGCCATCCGCGCGAGGGCAGCGTCCAGCGATAGGCCGATGCGGGACCAGACTTCGCGGGCCAGATCGCCGAGCAGGCGAAACGCCTCACCCACGCCGCCGACCCGGGCCACCAGTTGCGAGAACTGATAGACCAGCTCACCCGCGCCAACGATCAGCGCGCCGATGCCGGTGCGGATCAGGGCACCGCGCAGGAACACGAGCGCGGTCGCGAGGCCACGCACCGACAGGGCGGCGGCCGCCATTCCCGCCACCCAGCGCCCGGCCATGACGGCGGCGAAGGTCGCGGCATAGGACGCGAGACGGCCGAGGTTGCTGATCAGCGTGTCGATGGCAGACCGCAGGAACCCGCCATCGGACGCCAGCGCCACGAAGGCATTGGCCAGCGCTTCGATGGTCGGGGCGACCGCCACGGCGATGCGGTTGCGCAGGCCGTCGAACACCAGCGACACAGTGCCGAGTGCGAGTTGTGTGCGGCGCAGGGCTTCGAGGGCGTCGCCGTCGAGCACCGCGCCAAGGTCGGAAGCCTGCTCGCCCAGCCGCGCCATCTCTGCCCCGCCGTTGCGCAGGAGCGGCAGCAGGCGCGTGGCGTCAGACGCCATGGCCTCGAGATAGAAGGTCATCTCCTGCTGGCTGAGCCCGGCGCGTTCAAGCGTGTCGACGTAGAGTTGTAGGGCTTCCGGCCCCGACAAACGCGCGAACTGGTCGGCCGTCACACCCACCCGCGGGGCGACGTTCTCGAAGAAATCCGCCATCGGCCCGCCGCCAGTCTGGAAAAAATCCCCGACACGGTCGTTCACGTCCTTCAGGATGTCGGCCAGCTTCTCCTGTTCAATGCCGACTGTCCGCGCCCCGGCCGACCAGCGTTGCAGCGCTTCGGGTGTTGCATTGGCGACCTGCGCGAACTGCCGGATCTGCGCGGCGCTCTCGGCCGTGGACCGCACGATCAGCCCGAGCGAGGCTGTGGCCGCCGCCGCTGCGGCCCCGAGGGCAAGACCGGCCCGACGCGCGAAAGTGGCCAGTCGGGTGTTGGCCAGTTCCATTTCGCGCGACAGGCGGCCGAAGCCGCGGGCACCGGCATCGCCCACCCCTTCCAGTTCCGCGCGCACGCGGCGTCCGCCCTCCGCCACGAGGCGGACGGAGACCTTCTTCTCAGCCATTCCGGCGTCCTTCCATCTGCTCGTTCAGTTTGCGCACCATCACCGCCTCGATCTCGGGCAGCAGTTCGGCGGCGATCAGCGCGTTGACGCCAAGCGCCTGCGCCAGCGCGAGGGCCGCGCCCATGTCCCATCCGATGACCGCCCCCGGCGCGATGCGGAGCTGGCCGCCGAGGCGCTGGGTCAGATCCCAGACCTGCCAGCCCTCGACCGTCTGCGGCCGGTTCAGTCTTGCGGGGCAGTCGGGGCAGGGGCCTGCGCAGGCCGCGCAGTAGCCGTCGCCCCCGCCGAAGGACCAGTCGGCAAGGGCGCGGAGGCGTTTTTTTCCAGATCCAGCATCAGGCCGCGGGCGACGTACTGCGCCTGGAAGGCCTCAAAGACTGGCCAGATGTCGAGGAGGGCGTCGATCCCGGCAGGGCTGACGGGCACGAGGTTGCCGTCATCGTCCCCGACGCCTTCCCATTCCAGCACCGCGCGGCGGGCGACAGCCTTGGCCATGGCCAGCGCCATGTCCTCCTGGCTGGAGGTTTCCGACAAGTCGTCGATCAAGGGGTCGGCACGAGCCGAGACCATCAGTGCGGTGGTGAGCGGGGCCACCAGCACGCGAAGGCCGGGCAGCAGGTCCAGCCATTCGGGCCGGTTCGACAGGTTCAGGCGGATCATGATCAGTATCCCGTGACGGTGTTGACGAGGACGGCGGTGCACATGCGGGCGGGGCTGGTGGCTTTGCCCGCCTGCCAGTCGAAACTGGCCTGGATACCCTGGGGCCCGGGGATCTCGATCCGCGGGACCGGCAGGTAGACGGCATGGGCTGTGAAGGTGAAGCTGGCGTTCGCACCGAGGCTGTAGGCGAACTCGAGCTCGCAGGGCGTGCCGTCGATGGCTTGGGTGACGAGGGCGTTCGGCGAAGCGCACCTCGATCCGGCCGGTCAGCGCAGCCATTCCGGGATCGGCACCCTCGATCTTGCCGTCGTTGCGGATGGTCTCGATCCTGTCGAGGCCGTTGGCATAGGTGATCTCGGCCGAGACAACGTTGCCCAGCGCCGTGCCATTGCGCTTCACCACCCCGTTGAAATGGCCGAAGCGCTGCAGGCCCAGCGCGGTCGGGGTGCCCGCGGCCATGGTGGCCGCAATCGCCTCGCCCTGCGCGATCAGGCGGGCAGTGGCGGTCAGAAGCCCCGACCTGTTCATCTGCCAGTTGAGTTGGTCCATCACGCAGCCCGCATACATCGCGAACCGGGGCACCTCGGGCATCGCCACTTCGATGGCCATGGAAGGCAGGGTCCAGTTCCCCGACTGGAAGGTATGGGTCTTGGGCGTGGTCCCCGTGGTGGTCGGGGCGCCAAAGGCGGCTTTGAGCCAGAAACCGAAGGCCTCCACATCGATCGGCACCACCACTTCGCCATCGGCGGTGATGGCGTCCTTGATCGGGGCCAGGGGATCGCGGCCGTAGCCCAGCAGTTCCGAATTCAACAGCGGCTGTTCCGCGCCCAGCGTGGTGCGGGCGAAGGGCATCAGCCGATAGCCGCTGGCGGGCGGGGTGCCGTAGACGGTTTCGAACGCAAGCGCTATCTGCGCCCGCGCGCCGTGAGCGCGTGCCATGGGGGTCTCCTTGGATGTGGGGTGTCAGGCCAGGGGGCCGGTGGTGGTGTAGTGCAGGACGATGGCGATCACCGCCGCCTTCAGCGCCGCCACGCCCTCGACCGGCAGATCGACCGAGGCCGGGGCCTCTGGTTCGACCCAGTCGCAGAGCCCGCCGAGCGTCCGGTCCGTCTCCAGCGCCGCGCCGGTGGAAGCGATCAGATCGTCAAAGGCGCTGGCCCGCCCGGTGCCCGCCTGGACGACGACCTCCAGTTCGGCCCGGTGCTGGTAGTGGTATCGCAAGGGCGACAGCGTCACCTCCGGCTCGCCTGGTTGGCCATCGCGAGGATGATCAGCCCCGCCGCCGGGATCCGCTCGGGCAGCACCTCGTCACGCAGGGTGAGGGCGGCAAGCGGCTGAAGTCGCGCGTGCAGCGCGGCGAGGACGGATTCGCGGGTGGTGGGCATTGGCATAGATCTCCCGGCCCTTTCCGGGCCGTTGCCGCGTTGCAGGCACCGTGCGGTGAGGTGAACGCTTCTTTACCAACTGCTTCTACAAACATCCCGCGGGTCAGCGGGAGGTTCCATGCAGCACAATCTACGGGAATTTCTTCGCCACGGCGGCAGCGGTCAGTACGTGTTGTCACGGCAGAACGGTGCCGTGTTTGGCTACCGTGCAGGCATTTCGATCAAGTCGCTTTTCCCCGGCTATGCCGACCTGCGGACCGATTTCGCCGGCCAACTCGACCGCGTGATCGCCGACAACACCCGGATGCTGATGAATGCGCTGACGCCCCCGGACACCGTGCCGTGGGTGACCGAAGCCGACCTTCGCGATGTCTCGGATGCGAAGGAGGAAGCGCTGCGTCAATGGGATGCGCGCTTGACGGCCATCTTCGAGGAGTATGAGACCCAACCGCAGCGCCTGCGTCCGCTGCGTGCAGCGATGGAAGAACGCCTGCTTAGGGCCTTCGCTGGCCTGATAAACCAGCTTCGGCAGCAGGACCTTGGCATCGAGCGATACATCTGGCGCTCCCAGGACGACGCGAAAGTCCGTGACAGCCATGCCGAATACGACGATCAGGTGTTTCGCTGGGCCGAGCCGCCCGTAGGCGGCCATCCGGGACAGGCGCACAACTGTCGGTGTGTCGCAGAGCCCGTCGCGCCGCGTGAAGCCATGATCACGCCGGTGGAGTATGCGCCAAACGTCGGTGGCTTGCCGGATGTCTTGCCATCCCCCTCGGAACTTGGCGCAGGACTTCGCGCGCTGACAAGGGGTGGCCTAGCTGCGGTCGCGGCTGTCGGGCTTGAGGCATTTCGCCGTTATGCTGAAGAAGCAGCCTTTCAAAGGTCTGCCGAACGCCTCGGCCTTGACCTTTATACGGTCGAAGGTGTGCTGGCTGCCCGCGCGCATGCTTGGGGTCAATTCAATTCGGGCCGTTTCTCGGGAGCCGACTGGTCGGGGCCCAGTTCCGAGATCGTGGCCGAAGCTCTTGCGCTGCAAGAACTCTCTGACCCAGGCGCGCTGGGGCGGGCTTTGGCCGGAAACCAAGAGGATATTGCCAGGATACAGGGCGTTGTCGATCAGGCTTTGAGAGCTTGGAACGAAGGACGACTTACAGTGCGGCCCGGCGAATTTGCGTCCGGCTGGGTCGAGGTCTTTCCCAAACTCGATGAGTTCGGTCGCGATATCCTTGATCTACCGGGCTTTTCGACCGAAGGCTACCAGGCGCTGGGTGGTACCTCCTCACCGCATGTTGTTGAGAATCGCACAGAGAGCGGACCCAGAGCGCTTCCAGAAGGTATCCCGGAGACGGATTCGGAGGGCAGACCCGTTGAACCTGCGCCGGAAGCTCGGGGCTTGCCTGCACAGGGGCGTCCGGGAACTTGGGTTGTCGACCCTCGCGGAGACAGACTGTATGGCCCTGACGGAAAACCGATCAAAGACGTTGATTGGGGCCACGATCACGGTCAAGGTCAGCCCCATACGCACGAATGGATCGACGGCGAGCGCCAGCCTGGTCGGCCAGCGACCGAGGAAGAGAGCTTTTCAGGTGACGGGCGAGGTGATGACGGGTTGATCCGTCCGGAGGATTGGAGATGATCACCTTTGAAGGGGATGAACGGTTTGCCGACGTGGAATATGTTGGCCTTACCTACGAATCCACAGGGCGCGTCCTGAGGCTGCTGGTCACGTCGGATCCCGCAGACAACTGCGAAACAATCCTCCTTCGAGATGTTGCGGCATTTGATGTCCTTCACTTCACGCGACAGAATGTTGTCAGCTACCTCGATATTGCGCGTTTGGCCGCCGCCGAGCATCATGCCTTTGTCGAACTTGCCGTTGGCGAAGGGGCGATCATTTCTTTGACTGTTAATTTCCACCCAGAAGTGACCCAGGTTTTCCATCGAGAACTGACCCACCTTTGATTATGGTTTTTGGGTCATTCAGAGGTCAAGGCGTGATTGTTCTCCTTCTTTTGGCGCGCTGCGGCGGCTGAACTGGCTTTGAAGCGGAAGCTGTCGTTTCCGGTCTCCAGG